GGAACGCCTCGCTTGGCCGGTAAAGGTATGGTCGAAAAGATCACTGACTTTAACGAGATTCGCCGTAAGTGGATGGACTGGGCTGACCTGATCTATCTGCCGGATAACGTTTATTGGCTCGACATGCTCGATCCTTACTTCAAGTCCGGTTATCCCATCCTAGCGCCATCGAAAGAGGCTGCAGCATTAGAGCTTGACCGAGACGCAGGTCAAAAAGCTATGGCAAGTGTGGGTATCCCGATCATGGAATCAAAAGCGTTTCACGATTACCGAGAGGCCATCGCGTTCGTTAAGAAGCATCCACAGTACCTGGTCAGTAAACCTTCTGGTGACGCTAACAAGGCTCTGTCCTACGTTGCTTCAGACCCAGCAGACCTGATCTATATGCTCGAACGTTGGAACCAACGTGACGACTTGCGTAAGGCTGCTAAGTCTGAGGGTTTCATACTTCAGGAGCGCAAGTACGGTATCGAAATGGCTGTGGGTGGCTGGTTCGGCCCCGGTGGCTGGTCGCAGTGGTTTTACGAGAACTGGGAATACAAGAAGCTCATGGACGGCGACCTTGGCGTTGCCACAGGTGAAATGGGCACCCTATCTCGCATGACTAAGCGATCTAAGCTGGCCGAGCAAGTCCTTCTACCGATCACGCCAGTCCTTGAGAAGCTAGGTTACGTCGGCTATATCGACAACAACTGCATCATCGACAAAGAAGGCCCCTGGCCAATGGAATGGACGATGCGCGACGGTTGGCCGACGAAGCATAACGTTACCGCTCACATCAAAAACGAAGATCCGATTCAATGGATGCTTGATCTTGTAAACGGTAAAGATACGATTGAGGCCGTTAATAACGAGGTTTGTATCAGTATCGTTGTCGCCCTGCCAGACTTCCCGTATTCGAAGATTACGAACAAAGATCTGTGCGGCATTCCGGTTCGTGGGGCTGACGACATGGATCACATTCACCTGTCAGAAGTCATGGTTGGCGAAGCGCCGACGATGGTTGGCGACAAGGTTATCGACATGCCAGGTCTGGTCACTTGCGGTGACTACACAATGGTTGTGACCGGTACAGGCAACTCGATCTCTTCGGCTAGACGCACCGCCTATAATGCCGTTAAAAAGGTTAAGATTCCAAACAACCCATTCTATCGACTCGACATCGGGGCTGGTCGAATGAAGCGTCAACTACCAGAGCTACACCGTATGGGGTACGCGAAGGGCTTGGAGTTCTAACAATGACCCGTGAAGCGATGCGAAGCGGGGCGATAACTGAAGGCTCCCTGATCGAAGCAATGCTACATGCCAAGGGGGACATCTTCGTCGCCTCTTGCATACTCGGCTGTACTGCCAGGGAACTTGACGCCTACATTCGAGCCTCCGAGGATCTGCAAGGATTTGTCGCAGCTATAGCGACCGTTAAGAAAAACCCAGAATACGAGCGCATGTCTAACGAGCAGTTCAGCGACGAGCTGGACCGCCTTACGCGTTCGTATCGACTGGAAGCACTCGGCATCATCCATGAGATTGCCACTATGCCGACGACCACCGCAGCAGATCGAGACGTTAAGTTGAAGGCTGCGATCAACCTTCGCGGATCGGCACCTGACCGCGTGGCTGACAACAGTACGAATAACGTCTTAGCCGAACTCAACGAAATGTATTTACAAAACGCCCAGCGTATCAAGTCGGTTCGGATTCAGACGGCTCAGATTGAGTTTGAAGGCTCAGAACAATCGGGTATTCGGGTGATCGATCAACGAGATTGCTGACCCTGAACCATTCGCCACGCCTAGCGTTAGCCACAGCGTCGATCACAGGGTAGTCAAGCGGGCGATAACCAGTCTTAAGTACGTAGATTTTACGTTCCCGTTTGACGTATTTCTTACGAATGCACTGCTTAAGGAACTTGTTAAATCCAATGATACGGCCTTGTGGCAGTGTGTCGAATCTAAGATACCTCTGCCCCTTATAGCTGTCTGGGGCCCCGCAAAGTAGATCGTAAGCCCAGCGCATATTCTCGTTTCTCGGGGTTAGCCGAGGCGTATATACGTGATAGCGAATGTAACTACCCCTGAACCCATAGCTCATAAGTAGAACACGTAGCTGGCGGTCGTCGATCCCGAGAAGCGCCTCGATCTCTTCCGCTTCAAATACGGCGGTTCGATAGAAGTCCGTAAAGCCAGACAGTTCGAACGCTGCCGATAGACGGTCATTGAGCTTACGCCCCATCAAGGCGTGTATGACGGTCATCAACGAATAGTGGTAGTTCGAATTGGGATACCGATAGTCGAGATTGAGTTCGTGTAGATACCATGTCGGCGGTCGATAGATCACGACCTCACGTTTGATCTCGCTTGCCATTTCCATAAAGTCAACATACTGGCCGGGACACTCAACGAACAACGCAGCCTCAGCCTCAATCGGCGTGTGGTTTTTACCGTATTTGTAGTTGTAAATAAGCATCCCACCCTTACGCTTCCACGCTTCATATTCCTTATTGAAGTCCTTGGACCACGCGCTAATCATCGTAAACGGTATGTCTTTAATGCGGTTCTGACGCAGACGAATAGGCTTAACGTTGAAGTAGCTGCGATAGACAACAAAGCTGTGGTTACGAGCAGCCATTTCACGAATAGCTACTTCCATGTCCACCGTCTTATAAACTTCCATTACGCACCCACATCAGCCAAGATTGATTTAGCTTCGCCGATATACCATAGATAGTCAACGTCTGCGGGCACAGCTTCGGGTAACTCCATAAGCGGGAATGCGCCTTCTGAACGAGCCACTTTGTTGCCGTTACCGGCATAGCGAATCGAGCGCGTTTCATCCTTACGGTAATACCAGCGAACGGCTTTACCTAGATACTCACCGTCATAAGTCGCCCCACCATTGACCTTACGGATCGTTACGAACTTACGAGGATCCAGGCACGACATGACCGTGTGTTCGACCGGCGTACCGTGAACTAGCCACTCGATAGCGGCCTCAACGCAGATCTCATTGGTCGTGTTCTTCTGCATACCGGCTGGGGCATAAAGACCTTTCAGTTTGACTTCACCGCTAGGTTTAATGGCGATGTAATTGTTTACATCCTTCGAGTACAGGGCGCGATAGGGTGTCTCTTCGGTCTCAAAGCCTGACACCATTTCCCAGCCAGCGATAATCGCATTGAGTTCCTCGGTTCGATCAACCACACCCTTAATGACTACGCCGTCGGTATTGGCGCTAATGACGGTAAATCCAGCTAGCTCTAGGCACTCAATGAGCATAAGGAGTGCGAGTTGACCTGTGACTGTCACTTGGATCATAAGGTCTGGCGAATACAGAACCGACCATTTACTCCCCAGCTTTCCGAATGTTCCGTTAATAACAATCTTTAGGGAGTCTGCAACGACCTTATCGCCTGCGCGTTTGGCCTCTAGGCGACGGTCAACGATGTTCTTATAGACAGACAGGAACGCTTCACCCATGTGCGGTGGATACAAGCCCTGCGTCAAAACGATTGACGGGTAGTAGCTGGCAACGTCTCGGTCTTTAATAAATACTCGGTCGCTGGCGATGTGGGCAGCACACGACTCACTCGAATGTAAGCCCCCATTACCCATACGATAAAGGCCGTTACCAATGCGTATCCGCATGGACTCAAGCTCTCTGGGTAGATCCACAGACCCTTTATCATTTAGGGTAAATGTGGCACCTCGAATGATCTCAAGAGCCTTCTGCATACCTGGCGTTGCGAAGTGTATAAACTCAGGGGGCTTATATTTAAACGTGTAATCTGGGTGTACGTCTGGGCGATACACACGATGACCTAGAATAGACTCAACCTGTTTGCGGATAACCGTTTCAGCGATTTGAGCATCCGACTTAGAACGTAGGTCAACTCCGTATTCTTTAGATAGATCCTCACGAAGATCAATCTGCGGCTTGAGCTTGAAATACATATCGGTCGTAGTTTCAAGGTCGTTGCCGCAGTACGGTATAAGTTCTAGTCGTTGCGCTGGTGTGATCACAGCAGAAGGATCTATCGGTAGATCCTGAAGTTTCTGGGAGTGCATACGACCCCCGTAAACCTTCAATCCAACCTGGCCGGGTGCGACTTCGATTAAGTCGATATGGTCGAGTTCAAGTTCACCTGTACCGTAAGCGTCGCGCACATTCCAAGGCTTCATCCCATTTAAGATGATGTCATCGGAGGCGCGTTTTAACGTCTCATTCGGATTTCCATTAGCAGCTAGAGCCAACAAGGGAACGTCGTAATTGTTCCCATTGAAGGTTATCAAGCGTTTGCCCCTTAAGAGGTCCAGCAGCATTGACGGATGATGGTTAATAGATCCGAACCCGCTACTGAACCTCTCCCAACTAAGGGTTTCTTTGGTGTAGATGTTACGGAGCATTACAAGAAAGTAGTTCTGGTAGCACTCCGTATCCAAAACCCAAATTGGTGGGGCTGGAATCATGCTTGCATCATCCCATGTTGAATCAACAACGCGTCAGTCCAACCAGCGGCAATCATCGCCTCATACGTTGCACCTTGAGCTGCGGGTAGCATCACACGAACTGGTGCTGCCGGTGGTGCTGTCGGCACTGGCGGTGGCACTTGCAGGAACGCAGGATTCGGCTGAACGGGTGCGGCTTGAACTGCAGCTACACCTACTGGTGGGAACGCTTGCTGCGCCACCGCTGCCGGTTGAGCTGGTGGCGTGAATGAAGCTGGTGGTGTCAGTGAAGCGCCCGCTGGAAGTGGGGCGTTACCGAAACCAACGCTCGATGCGTCAGGACCAACAACAATCTCAGGGCCGTATGCGCTTAGAGCGACCATGCTGTGATTGATAAAGACACCTGGATTTTGACCGCTACCGTTACCGTCCACGTCGCCGTTTACCTGTACAAAGTAGCCTAGCTTGACGGCATCTTCTTCGATAATCGCTTGCGTACCATCAGCGTTGTAGATCTTCGGAGCGAAGCCCGAGCTGAACGAGATAACCCAGTTGCCCTTGTAACCTTCGCGGCTGATAGGGGCGATACCCTTCTTGTTAGGTACGGTCGAATCACCATCTACAACCTTCCATGCAAACGATGGGGCTACGTGAGCCTGAGGGAATGCTTCCGCACCAGCCTTATAGATCAGTTGACCCCAAGGCGTTTGCGACCAATGGGTCTCGCCTGGATTCTTAGGGACAGCTAGTGCGAAGAAATACGTCACCTTCGGTTGACCAGCGTTAGGTCCAGACTTAACAACTAGCGGCTTGCCGTCAGCGTCAGTCGTTTGAGGTTTGTAAAGGCTACCCATAACTAGGCGACCGACGGGTGTTGTGAAGTTAGTACGTGCCATGATTAGATTTGCTCCGTAGTGATTAGTTCTGATTCTGGGCTGGTGGTGACACATCCCGCATTGTTTGGGCCGGGTGCAACTGGGACTGCGACTGTCCTTTGGATGCTTTCGCGGGTAGCCGACGGCCTGAAAATGGTGTGAAGGATGTCCTTGTACGCTTCAGCCACAGCTTTATCTTTTTCAGACTCATAAGATGCTTTAACACCAGCGTCAGCCGCAGCTCGACTTGCGTCTAACTGCTTAGTAAGGGATTCGACTTTGCGGTCTAAAATGCTAATGTTTTCTATATACACGGTGCGTACTTTACTGCTTTCCTCTAGCTGCGCCCGTAAAGCCTCGGCTTCCTTAAGATTGCGTTTCAACTCATCCTTAATGTTCTTAATCGCGTCAAGTGCGTCCAAGCTGAACGTCTTTGATGCAACAAGGTCGTCTATTTGCTTTAGTAAGTCTGACATTTTTACTTCTCCTTAAAATAGGGTGAGCGCCTTACAGTTTCCCGCTGCACGATCTCCAATTAGTTGATCGACGGCGCTCATTGTTACTGTTTGCCAAAAATCAAACGTGCTTTTTCCAACGTGTCCTCGACGAGTTTGATCTCGCCGACTGGCGTCTCTGCATACTCGGCAACAACACCGGGTAGCAGGCCCTTCTTTATCGCTTGTTTGGGTGTGATCGCCGACTTCTTTTCAACATCAATGCCCATCATTTCACCCAAGGCGATAACCTCTTCGACTGGGACTTTCCAACGCTCACGGCCTTGGCCTTGCTCGGCACGCCAACCTCGGATTGACACACCGCGCTTGACCTTGGCTAGGATCTCGTTTTCAAGGCCGCTGGCACGCGCTTCCATAACGCTGATAGCGTGACGTAGCGTTTGCAGCTCGTAGCCCTGAGCGTGTTCTGGCATATCAAACGGCGCATTGACGCTCGACATTTCAACTTCGATCTGAGCCACTTGTTGTAGTGCAGAGCAAGCGTGACGAGCAGAGCAATCTCGGCATTCGGAGCCGGTTACGCAATAAGCGTTCGGCTCCATAGCGGCCTTTTCACCGTCAATGATCTTACCAACCCATTCAGTAAACTCGGCACCAGCAATAAGCCAAGTTCGAACTGGCCCTGACTTGTGGAAGGATCTCGGCTGAACTATCGTCATTGATACGGATACGTCAGCAAACTTATGCCCCGAGGCCAAAGCGCGAACTCGAACCAGATCCCAAACACCCATCGCGTACTCAAGCATCTGGTAGTTGCCGTATTCGTTCACATGGCGATGACCGTACTTATAGTCCGCGATATAGATCCGATTCTGCTGGATGTCATATGCCCAGAAGTCAGGCGTACCGAAGCACAACGGATGGGCTATCTTAATATCGAGCTGTGTTTCGAAACCATACTCGATTATGTCTAGGTTCAACCCTAGCGAATCAATGGCGTCCTTCCACATCTCGGCACCGTCTAGCATATCGTCAGTGGCGAAGTCTGGTATCGGGAAGCCGTGCATCCGCGCCTCACAAACCTTATGAGCCTGCACCCCCTCCAAAGCTCGAGGGTCATCCTCGGCTTGGGGGAACTGTTCGCACATAGCTCTCGACCCTGGGCACTGCATCCGGCGGGACGCTGAGCTTGGGGCTAATACGCTGTGAACGAGGCTCATAGTGCAAGCCCCAATGTAGTTGCAACAACTGGGACTAGATCTGGGCGACTAGCCAACATCGGCAACGATGGGATGCCAGCGGCTTGGCAAGCAGCTTGGATGGTTACTTGATCCAAAGTCTTAGCTGCAAACGCTGCCGTAATCTTCTGCATCAGCTTAGGGAACGTAATCTGTTCACCAAGGGAGGTCGCCCCAATGTTTGTCGCAGAACCAGCCAGGGACTCGACCGGAGGTGTCGTAGTTGTCTGGGCGACAGGGGGCACCACATCTGGAACAAAAGGGGCTGGGATCACCTCTTGAACTGCGGGCGGTGCTGGGGGTGGTGGTACTTGAGCAAACGCTTGCGTCGGCGCTGGAGATAGTGCTGGTGGCAAGGATGTGGTCGAAACTGGCAGACCCATCGTTTGACGCAGCTCGTTCACAACCATGGCGATTAGCTCTTCGCTAACACCACGGCGTAGCTTCCAAGTACCGTCAGCAACCTTAGTGCGAGTGGTTGCGTGAATACGCCCATCCCAAGGTAAGCCTTCTGCATCTACATCGATACCCGCTTGGCTAGCCGGTGGTGCTGGTGGCGTTACAACCTCTGGCTCAGCTTCTTCGTTAAGGCCAGGTAGCGGTAGATTTTCCTCAGGGTTACGCTCATTTTCTGGCGTATCCCCACGAACAACGTCCGCTGGCGCTTCATCTTTGTATCCGATTTTCCCAGCAAGGAATTGAACAGCTTGCAACACGTCCTTGCGGTCCATCGACTCAATATCTGTAAGGGTTAGAGTTGTACCCATCATCTTGCTCCTTTGTTAAAAACACTGTTAGAAAACACTTGACACAGACGAAGATTAGTCGATAATGACGGTTCCGTCAATAAATTTTCAGAATTATTTTCATGACTCAGTTAAGGCCCTTCCAGCAACAAGCCAAACTAGACATCTATAGCTCTTGGCAAGCTGGTAATACGAACACGCTACTTGTCATCCCAACGGGCGGTGGTAAGACGGTGACGTTCAGCAACATCATGGCTGAGAATCAAGGTGCGGCGGTTGCTATCGCGCACCGTCAAGAGCTAGTCACTCAGATCAGTTTAGCACTAGCGCGATATGGCGTTAGGCATCGCATTATTGGCCCTAGTACAGTCGCTCGAACCTGCACACAGATCCACTTAGCTGAGCTTAATCGTAACTACGTTGACCCCATGAACCGCTGCGCTGTGGCGGGTGTCGACACGTTGATCCGAATGGACCCGAAAGATGCGTTCTTTAAGCAGATCAACCTAACAGTCCTTGACGAAGCGCACCACGTTCTTAAAGAGAATAAATGGGGTGCCGCGATGTCGATGTTCCCAAACGCTAAATCGCTGGGTGTGACTGCCACGCCTGTTCGAGCTGACGGTAAGGGGCTTGGTCGTCATGCTGACGGACTTTACGACAACATGATTGTCGGACCATCCATGCGAGATCTAATCGACGAAGGCTGGTTGACTGAGTATCGGATCTTCGCGCCACCCTCAGACATTGATCTATCAGCCGTTACCCTATCAGCTTCGGGTGACTTCTCTCCACCCAAGTTGGCTGCTGCAGTCCATAAATCACACATCGTTGGTGACGTGGTTCAGCATTACGTCAAGATCGCTGCGGGCAAGCTCGGCGTTACGTTTGCTGTGGATGTTAGCTCGGCTGAAGAAATCGCCACAGCTTATCGTGCAGCGGGTGTGAATAGCCAGGTGGTATCCGCTAAGACACCCGACGCGTTACGTCAATCAATACTTCGTCGATTTGCAGCAGGTGAGATAAAGCAGCTTGTCAACGTGGATCTGTTTGGAGAAGGTTTTGACCTACCATCACTTGAGGTCGTCAGCTTCGCTCGACCTACACAGTCGTACTCCCTCTATTGTCAGCAGTTTGGTCGGGCGCTGCGCCTCAAAGACGGTAAAGATCGAGCGATCATCATCGACCATGTGGGTAACGTACACCGTCATGGACTCCCCGACGCGCCACGTGAGTGGAGTTTGGATCGACGAGATAGACGATCAAGGGGTATCAGCGAAGGTGTTATACCAACGCGTACCTGCACTGAATGTCTGTCGGCCTACGAGCGAGTTTACGCAGCTTGCCCTTTCTGCGGCTTTGAGCCGGTTCCATCAGCCAGATCCACCCCAGCGGAAGTGGATGGGGATTTGATGGAGCTTAGCCCCGAAGCCCTCGCCCGTATTCGTGGCGAGATCGACGCACAGCCAACGTTCCCTTACGGGGCTAGCCCAGAGGTTATCGGTGCGATTAAAAAGCGCCACCGCGAGAAGCAAGAGATCCAGGCTTCGCTACGTGAGGCAATGGCACTGTGGGGTGGGGCTCGGACGGCTGCGGGTGACGATATTCGTACCGCTCAGCGTCGCTTCTTCCACACGTTCGGGATTGATGTCGCCACAGCTCAGACGCTTGGCCGTAAAGATGCAGAGCAACTACTTGGGAGACTTAAATGAGCCTTGAAGCTGAAGTACAGAGCAAGCTAAGGCTTGACGCCTCGAAACTAGGCTGGCGCTTGTTCCGAAATAACGTCGGGGCCGGAAAACTTGAGAATGGATCGTTTGTTCGCTGGGGTCTAGCTAACGATTCCGAACAGGTCAATAAGGTTATTAAATCGGGAGATCTGATCGGCATACGACCGGTTGTGATCACACCCGATATGGTTGGGTCTATCATTGGTCAATTCGCTTCCGTTGAGTGTAAACGGGCGGGCTGGCGTTATAACTCGAATAATCCCCGCGACGTAGCACAAGCGAAGTGGGCCGAACTCGTTTTACTTCTTGGCGGTTACGCCATCATATCTACAGGTGAGTTGTTATGAATAATGTCCGTCGCGGTGAAGCTATCCGCAAAGAAGAGATCCTACAAGTGGCGCTGCGAATGGCCCAAGAGTTCGGCTACCAGAAGATAACCCGTGACGATCTTGCCGAGCGTTGCCGATGCTCAACTGGCATTGTGACTAAATACTTCGGCACGATGCAACACCTCAGGCGGGCGGTTATTTCCGCAGCCATCGCGCACCGGGATCTGCAAGTGTTGGCTCAAGGTCTGGCGAACAATGAAGCTAAAGCTCATGCAGCCCCTGAGTCACTGCGTCGTGATGCAATGGAGTACGTCATTCAAATGGGGGGCAAGTGATGCTCCCAGCCGCCCTACAACCTTTTGCCAATTACCGGCAATTCATTGGCTATACGACGCGCCCCAACGCTAAGAACCCTAACAAGCTCGATAAGCTCCCCGTCGATTGGCGATCAGGCGATGTGGCTGACGCCCACGACCCGTCGATTTGGACGGACTACGATACCGCCTATGCCTGCTGCAACGGCCAGGTCGGCTTTGTGTTCACAGCTAACGATCCATTCTGGTTCCTAGACATAGACGAGTGCTTACTGCCGTCGGGCTGGTCCCCACTGGCCGCTGAGTTGTGCGCGATGCTACCGGGCGCTGCCGTCGAAGTCTCCCTGTCTGGTCGCGGGCTGCACGTCTTTGGTATCGGCGAAGTACCACGCCATAAGACTCGCGGCGCTGCCGGTACGGGCTTGGAGCTATATCATTCTGGGCGTTTTGTAGCGTTCGGCAAGCCTGAAACCGCTGTAGGTAACGCGTTCACTGACTGCTCGGCGGGTATCACTCAGGTCGTTGCGCGTTACTTCCCTAAGAACGAAGCCGAAGATGCACCAGCCACATGGACGGTTGCACCGGATGCTAACTGGAACGGCCCTAAGACGGACGCTGAGCTTATTGAACAGGCTTGCCGGTCAAAGTCCGCAAGCGGTGTATTCGGCGCTAAGGCTACATTCTCACAGCTTTGGGCGGGCGATGTTGAAGCGTTGAGTAAAGCCTATCCCGATGCGGCCAGAGCCTATGACGAAAGCTCAGCGGATGCGGCACTTGCACAACACCTGGCGTTCTGGACCGGCAAGGACTGTGAACGAATCAAGCGGCTCATGCTGCAATCAGGACTTAAGAGAGAGAAATATGATCGAGAGGACTATCTACCTCGGACTATCCTACAGGCTGTCGCTAAGCAGATCGATGTCTGCCGATACAAGGAAGTCGAAGCTATTAAGCCGACAAGCTCTGTTTCGGAAGTACAGGGCGAAACCTTCGTACACGCGGAAGTACAGAAAGAAATGTTCAAGGGCTGCGTTTACGTATCGGACACCCACACGATACTGACCCCATCGGGCTTGCAGCTTAACGAGTCACGATTCAACGCGCTCATGGGCGGCTACACCTACGTACTCGATAAGGCGAACTCAAAAACCACTAAATCGGCTTGGGAAGCCTTCACACAATCGCAGGTTCTTAAGTTCCCCAAGGTTAATTCAGGCGAGTTCGCACCGGCTAAACCTGCGGGCGACATCTGGCAACGAGGGAATAAGCTTTATGTCAACACCTATGTACCGATCAATGTCCCCTCTAAGCGAGGCAACCCTACGCCGTTTATTCAACACCTTGCGCGGCTGCTACCCAATGAGCGAGATCGTCAGATCATCCTCGCGTACATGGCGGCTATCGTTCAATATCCGGGAGTTAAATTCAAATGGACGCCCCTCATCCAGGGTGCGCCGGGTAACGGCAAAACTTTACTTTCCCTCTGCGTGCGAGAAGCGGTTGGCCGGGAATACTGTCACGCGCCGAAAGCCAAAGAACTATCGTCGAAGTTTAACGATTGGCTCGAAGGTCGGATATTTATTAGTGTTGAGGATATTTTCATTAGCGAAAATCAAAGTGATATGGCTGAAGCCATTAAGCCGATGATTACTGACGACTGGATCGAGATCGAAGCTAAGGGTGGCACCAAGTCATCAAAGACTGTGTGCGCTAACTTTATGCTCAATTCCAATCACAAGGACGCTATCCGAAAGACCCGTGATGATCGGCGCTTCTCGGTGTTCTATTGCGCCCAGCAGAGCTATGCGGACATCAAGCGTGACGGTATGAGTGGATCTTACTTCCCGGATCTGTACTCATGGCTTCGCCGCGATGGATTTGCGATCATTACGGACTACCTTAAGACTTACCCCATACCGGATGAATTAAACCCCGCTACGAGCTGCCACAGAGCCCCTAAGACCAGTTCCTTCGACGAGTCTATCCGAGAATCTGCCGGTCGATTGGAACAGGAGATTATGCGCTGCATTGATGCTGAAGATATTGGCTTTCGTGGGGGCTGGATCAGCAGTCACTTCCTGGATATGATGATTCGCGCTGTCGGGCTTGAGCGTCAATACAGCCCCAAACGTCGATTGGAAGTGTTACGCGAAATGGGGTACGTTAATCATCCGGGATTAAATAAAGGTCAAGTTAATAACTCGATCAACCCGGATGGCTGCAAGCCGATCTTATATATCAAACTCAGCCATGAAACTGCTTCGACGGTTGGTGCGGTCGTTGCCCATAAGTACAGCGAGGCTCAGACCACACCCAACCATCTTAAACGGGTAGTGTAACCCCGGTAGTTAATAGGAACAGATTGAACTTAGCGGGTGGGCAATTACGCTCACCCCGCTCCCAGCACTGCCAGGTTCGACGCTTTGCCCCGATCATCATTGCTGCCCCTTCTTGCGTTAGACCTGCAGCCTTACGAGCGGCGATTACTTGTTGCGGTGTGATCATATAACCCCCTTATGTTTGCAACCTGTGCAGCCGATGTGATCGTGCGCTGCTGGACACGACTCGTAGTCAATCCAGTCGGTTTTGATGTATTCGTAAACAATGCTGTAACAACCATCCACCTTGGTGTATCTGCGATTTGGTGCCCAATAACCACCGCCACGCTTCGGATGGTTATTACACCCATACCTAAAGCTATCGTCAGTCTTAGTGCGTTCGTGGACTGGATGATTATCTACCGGCATAAGGTACCTCTTTCAGCCTTGCGGCCAGACGTGTAAGCTGCCACAACCATCTTACGAAGCTCGCTTTCTTGAGCGCCCCTAGCAGCATCCCAAGCAGCAGCCCAAGCAGCATACCTAGCAGCCCAAGCAGCATCCCTAGCAGCCCTAGCAGCAGCCCAAGCAGCATCACTAGCAGCATCACTAGCAGCAGCCCAAGCAGCATCCCTAGCATCCCTAGCAGCATCCCTAGCAGCAGCCCTATCAGCAGCCCTATCAGCAGCCCTATCAGCAGCCCAAGCAGCATCCCTAGCAGCCATGGCAGCATCCCTACCAGCAGCCCAAGCAGCAGCCCAAGCAGCATCCCTAGCATCCCTAGCAGCATCCCTAGCAGCAGCCAGTTCCTCTGCGGTTGCTTCTCCATTGGCAAAGTTTTCCGCTACATCTAATGCTTGAATACTTCGTTCGTCTTCCATTAAGTGCTGTACTTGTCGAGCGCACCAAACTGCAAACAAACGAATCTCTTTATCGTATCCTTCTACTGCCCTTAAGCACCACAGCGCATCATCTAATCCGTTCAAATCAATGATTGTGTCTATCCAGATTTCATCGTCATCAGCCTTTGTCTTGTCAAGAGACGCGAGTAGCTTCTCCCAACCGTCTTTGCATGGTGAATGTTCACGGATTTTGTTTAGTGTTGTTTTCATTTCATCCCCCAAGTCGGTAGTGGTTGTGGATAAGTTACTGGCGGCACTGGGGGTATCGGGGTGGCTACACCAGCCCCGTTCGAATAACCCAATGACTGACCCTTCGGACCGCTGTAGTACGTCGTGTTGCCCATCGTTTGAGCGTAACCCTGTGACTGACCCTGCGGGCCCGTGTAGTACGTTGTGTTACCTATCGTCTGGGCGTACCCAAGCGATCGCCCTTGCGGCCCGGTGTAATAGACCGTCTGGCTATAAGCGGGCGTGCAGTGCGTTAAGGTCAGCGCGGCACCTAAAGCCAGTGTTGTTTTCAAAATGTCCTTGGAAATCATTATAGGCGCCCTGGCCGATTCAGATTTCAAAATGTCCTTGGAAATCATTATAGGCACCCTGGCCGATTCAGATTTCAAAATGTCCTTGGAAATCATTACAGCTCCTTTTCTCGTTTTCGGAAGTTGATTTGTGGCTGGTTGATTTGTGGCTGGTTCATCGCCCAAGCAACTTAGCCCAAAGCCAGTCGCCGAACGTCCAGCCTATTAAAACCCCCACTACATACGGCGCAAACCCTAGTAAAAAATCAATCACAATCCATTCCCTTCGTTGTTATGTGAAACTCTGCTCGAATACGTGCGGCCACGTCGGAAGCGCCCGCGCCCTTTTTCCAATCGCCTGTTTTAACGCTGGCTGAATCGAACGGGTAGGCCTTCGCCACGCTTTCAGCGATAGCCAGACATCGTCGTGCAGTTTCATCCACAACATGCTGCACAAGTTGATTATCTAATGAACCCATAGCGCCCCCACAATTACACCCAACAGAATCGCCACGCTAAGGCACGCTAAGACTTCAGCGATAGAAGGGTGGGGATTATCTACGGGAAAGTGCGACGAGTGGATGCGTTCGCCTGTAGCCTCTTGCCACGAGCGAGAAAAACGCAAAGACTCATTCGAATCGTTACGCATGGTGAATCTCCTAATTGTAGGCGCAAGCCGCGCCCGTCAGAACACCCAAACGGATGCGCTGACGGAATGGCCTGTGGGTGGGTTTAGATTAAAACGGTTCTGGGGTAAAAGGCTTAACGTCTGTAATGACTCGTTCGTGCAAAGGCATAATTAGACAAAACGCCGAATTATCGCAACCCGTCACCGCGCCAACATATATGCCCCGCTGATGCAATTTTGTATAGAGTTTCTTGTTATTAAACCAAACCTTTAACGCGCTATCGCAGCTGGCGAGCATTACTGGGTCAAAATAGGATACGGCGGGCTCATGCTCGCCAACCATAGCCACCCTTCGCCAATCTGGAAAAACACCTTCGCCTGCTGTGAATAATGTATCGCCCAGCAGCCATCGATCCCCAGCTTTCTCTAATTTAACCTCACCCCGCCCCTTGCAAGCCGTCTTAATCACATTCACCGGTACAAGCAACTTTAACCCGCCGGTCGGCTGCGATTCTGTCCATCGCGGGCCCTTTACCTGGCCGCAAAATAATGTAGCCCCGTCGGTTGAAACAATATAAACGGTGCCCTTGTTTGTCACCTCAACTAAAACATTTTTAATATAGTAGCGGATGTCTTTTTTAGCTGCGTTAAAAGTTGCGGCGAAAAGGTCGGTTTTGTTCAGATATAGCATTGTTAACTCCTTAAATAGATAGCGCCATCTATACCAGGTATGGGTGCGCCGATTTGTTGGGTTGCAATGTCGATTACGGACATGGTGAATCTAATCTACGCCCCCATCGTTTCATCGGAAAGCGTTTTGTTGATCCCCGGCGCATGGTCTTAGTCCTTTGCAAAACTAGCCGTAAACTCCCATTGTGGGCGCTCTAACTTAGCTGCTGCGATAGCTTCTCTGCATGTCTTATATGCGTTGGTTGACCATGCGTAATGATTACCGTTTGGTTTCTTAAAGTAAACGTGAATCTTGCGCTTATGTACTTTAAACCCTGTACGCATTGTTAACTCCTTAAATAGATAGCGCCAACATGGCGGCGATTGTTAGTGCGGCAACGATAACGATTGCAACATTTTCGATTGATTCGCGCTTATGGTTGAAGCGGGCGCGTTTGGTTAGTGCGTTCATTCTGTTACCCCTTAAAGCTCTTCGACTTCATGGACTGCAACCGACGAGGAACATTCGCGCCCCCAATCCCCTTCATCCGCTCGAGCTATAGCCAAACGCCACGCCTCGGCTTCGGATTCTGCGTAAACTTCAAACGAGTGGTGAGTGACCACTTTCAATGTAACGCTATAACACTGTTTCATTCTGTTACCCCTTTCTATGTAGCGGGAGTGCCCGCCCCTTTAATATGTCGAGCATCAGGCGCAACCAATAGCGGCCACGTTCGCGGCTGGCTATCGGCTGGTCTGGGATTAGCGGTTGCTGGAGCATGGTTTAGAATTGAGCAAAGACGAAATTTCCGCTTTCGGTTTCGCCGCATACCTGCGTCTCGTCGTTCAAATATCCTCTGACGAATTCGGCGCGCTCGTCCTCGTCCATATCGGTCACGCTACCCTCAAGACAATAAGCCTCAATCACTTCATCGGTATCCATTTCGGCATACTCGCAGCAGATAGCTATCACATCCAGTTCTATCTCTGACTCTTCAGATTCGATAGACTCGAAGTAATCAAAAAGAATGCCTAAGGCGTCATAAGTAAATTGCGTGACCCGATCAGCCTTAACGAAAGCGTCGCGGAAGTCTGACTTATATACGGTTTGTTTCATGATCAACCCCTCTTGTTTCTGTGGTTGCGCTACGCTTATCGTTGCGCTTCAGTTCTTATTATACGCACGCTTTGCGAACATTGCAAGGGTTATTTTATAAATAATAGCAGCGTTCCTCGAAGGATCGAGATACAGAGAGATACAGAGGGATACATCGCCCGAAGCTCTATCTTATACGCAAAGCGTGCAAAATAGATGCTTCCAAATGATAACCGTTATCAGTTATTTTAAATGCGTACATTGAAAAACGCCATTACCTGTGAAAACCACACCTCGCAAACCCGCGCCGGTGCTGGGTTTCATTTTAAGAAAGGCCATACCTACTTGCTCCCAGAGGTTAGGTACCCGCAAACCCGCGCCGGTGCTGGCTTATAGGGGTTTTACCTACTTACCTA